TAACACTTCTGATATCATGTTAGCTGCCATTCCTCCCATCGGTCCACCCAAGGCAGTTCCTAATGTAGGTGCAACAGCTCCAACTATGTTTTTTAATAATGCTTTCATTTCAGGCTCCTAATACCATATCTTGTAATTCTTTACTACGTCTACCAACTTGTCCATACCAACGACTATCTTCCATTTGCACAGCCATTTCTTTCCAGTTGTGTTCTCTACAAGCCTTTAACATATTACGAAACTTGGAAAGCCTAGAGCCTCCTAAGTTAAAACACATATTAACCAATACTCTTTGTATTACTTCTGGTAGCTTTTCAAAGTCTTCCTCGCTACCAAATACATGTATGGTTTCCTTGTAATGCTTTTCAAAGTCATCTTCATAATACATATCTACTACTTCTTGAGATACAGATGTACCAACTGCCCAATCATATTCAGGGTCGTTGGGTTGACAAAGATGTCCAACTCCTAAAGTTTTATATCCTAAACTATCTTCATAGATATTCAGTACTTCTCCTTCGTGTCTTTTAATTTCTTGTTTACATAGTTCTATGTTCATTTTAATCCTAGTCCTTCCATTTGTGATTTAAGTTCTCTATCTTCAATGTCTTGTGCAGCTTCTGAGGTTGCGTTAAAAGGTAAACCTGTATTTCTGTTTATCATTTCATCAGGCTCGTCTGTGACGTTAGGTACGTTAGTAACTATACCACCTTTAGAATAAGAATATTTAGTTTTAAATTTCTTTTTCTTATTATCTTTAGCTGTTGTTCCTCTAGCTATTTGTCTTAATTTTTTCTTAGTTCCTTCTCCAAATATCATATCATAGGCAGAATAAAAAGGTGCGTTAGTTGCAACTATTTCACTAAATCCTTTTCTATAAAGTATCCCGTCTGCTACATCTTGCACAGCAGGACCACCTAATGCTTTAATAGTTGCAGCTACTGGACCAACATTTCTACCCATTTCAGAATCAAATCTATATCCATAATCAACAGGACCAAAAGCTCCCCATCTTCTTGCAGCATCTCCGATTATTTCTAAATCACTTTTACGTTCTCCAGTTTCATAATCTAATGTTGCTTTACCATTACTTCTTATTTCATTACCAACATGTGCAACTGCTGTCATTAAAACTGCAGTACTTAATATTTTAGGAGTAGCAGTAGTTTTGTTATTCCATCCTTCATTAACAAATCTTTTAAGAATAGTATTATTAAATACTGTAGGATACCCAGCAAACTGAACTAAAAATTGTGCTGAAGGATGTGAAAACCACAGAGGTCTGTTAGCTTCTGCAGTACTTGGATTTAAAATAATTTCTTTAGTAAATCTATTCGCACCACCTATAAGGTCTCTACTATAAAAATTACCATTAAAAGAAACATTACCATATCTATCTTGTATAACATTCCCATTTCCATCCATTCCTCTTGCTCTGTTTAAATCATATTTACCATGTTTGTCTAATGAATTTTTATACCATTTTAAAGCTTCTTTATCGTCAATACCTAATTCATTTAATTGTTTAGTTAAATATTCTTTATTTGCTTTGCTTAATTTTCTACCTGTTAATGTTTTACCATAAAATAATTGTTCTGCGTTTTGTTTAATTAATCTTTTACCAGTAGTAAATGAAGCTAATTGAACAGCTTTAGTCCACTGAGTTAATAAGTTAGTTTTAAAAAACATTTGTTGAGCTCGTTTAGCCCATGAATTATTTAAAGCTTCACCTGCTAAACCTTCAATTCTTTCTTGAACAGATTGTTCTAAAGCTAATCCTGTTTGATATAACTCTCCCCATGTTTCATCATCAACATCTTTCCAACCTTTAACTTTTTTACCACTACTCATTTGTGTAAATTTCCACATTCTATCAAATGTGTTAGAGCCTTCTGCAACTAAACTTTTTCTAATAGTATTTAATACATTTCCTGCATCACCGGGACTTGCACGTGATAATAATATTAAAGGTTCAGTAATACTAGATAAAGTAGCAAAGGGTAAATGAGCTGCTTGTTGAGAAAACTTAACTATATCAGAAAAGTATCTACCAAATTTATTATTTCTAAATACACTATCTTGATAAGTTTCTAAACCAGTAACTCTTTTAAACATTTTTTCAATACCTGAACCAACTTTATTAGCTTCTTCAAGAGTCATACCACCAGCTTTTAATTCATCTATAATAGCTAATTTTTCTGTTTGAAACTCTGCAAGTGTATTACCAAAATATTTTTTACGTCCTTGAGATTGAGCCATATTAGTAAAATAATTTTCTAATACTTGTTGTACATCTGTTTCTAAAAATTCAGAAATTTCAGAGTCTTTAATTTTATTAAATCTTCTTGATTGAAAAAATCCTAATGAATTATTAGCACCTGCTTTTCTTAATTCATACGGTGTAAATTTTTGGTCAACCATACTTTGAACAATTTCTTCGGCTTTTAATCTTTTAGCACCTTCATTAATTTCAATTTTAGTATAAGGTCTTTGTTTTTCTTTTAATAATTTTTCACTTAATTCTTCAAAACTATTAACACCGTATTTACTTCCTAAATTAAATACTTCTGAATCTAATCCCATGTCATCAACTCTATTAGCTGGTACTTTACTACCGTCTTCTAATACAACTTCAAAAATACTTTTTTCATTTATAGGGTCTGCGTGTCCTGACTTTATTAAAATATCTACAAACTTATTTTGTTTTCTAAGAAGAACATCAAACTTATAAAGTCTTGGAAAGAAACCACCTTCATTAGTAGTATTGGGTTTAAATAAATTTAAAGATTGTGCTTCGTCAAATGATTCATCTAATAAATTTCTAATGCCTGTATATGCTTGAGCAATATCAGTATCTACAGTATAAATTTTATTACCACTTCTATATTCACCACCATTAGATAAGATATTATCTATAGTTCTTTTGCCTTGACCAGATTTAGTTCCTATATTTTTATCTGATAATAAAGCATATAAAGTATCATTTTGGTCAGCTACAATTTTAGCTTTCCATCCAGTTCTATATAAATTATTTAATGCTTTATTTAATCCATAATGATATTTACCAAACTGTCTTCCTACAAACTCACCGAAAGACCACTGGCTTTCTTCACCATTTTTTAACTTAGCTTTTTTAACAGTACGTTCTCCTTCTCTTACAAGACCTACATCATAATCATGTCTCATTTTTCTTAAAAAGTTTTGAAGTAAAGGAGAAGTTTTTGCATCTTCTAAAAATTCTGTAGTAGCTTTACCTGTTGTTCTTGCCATAATAACATTTAGACGATGTTGATTTTTCTTTTTTAATTGTGGCATTTTATCACGTACAACTTCTTTAATACGTTGTTTCATAGAAGGTGTAAAATCTAAATCATTATCTATATTAAAAAATATATCTTCATCCTGCCCTACTAAATCTAAATCTTCTACATCTTTAGTAGCTTGGTCAATTTCCCATTTCTCTAGTTCTAATTTTCTTTGTTGTGGACCTATAAAACCAACAGCATCTTCGTTAGCATACATAAATTCTTTTTCAGCAAACTTAGCATATCTTGTACCGGCTGCAGCACCTATACCAGCACCAATTGCTCCTCCTGCTAATCCACCTATTAAACCTGAAGCTACAGTTTTAGATAAATCTATTTCATCAATTAAACCTAAATCAACATTCATGTCTTGCATAAAATAATTATGTAATCCACCCCAAGCCATTCCTTCAGCAGCTCCGTATAAACCATAGTCTTTAGCTGTTCCTTTTACAACAGCTTTTTTTAATTTAGATTTTGTAAAAGCACTAACACTTTGTTGAGCTGCTTTACCTAAAGCTGCACGACCTGCTAAAGTTGCACCACCTGTAGGTATAGCAAACATAGCTGTAATGATGTTTAAAGGGTCTAAAAGAATATCTCCAGCCATGTCTTTTACTAAACCAAAGTGTTCTTTAAAACCTTTTAAGTTTGTATTCTTAAATTCATTTTGTAAATAAACGTAATCTTCTTTTTGTTCGTCTGTCCACTTACCTGTTTGAAAAGAACGTGTAGCTGCTGCACTTAAACTATAATCAGCATCTCTAAGATATTCAAATATATTTTCATTACTTTCAATACCTTCTAAGAATCTTTCAGCTCTCATAGAAAACTCATCATCATTTGAAAGTTCTGTTAAACTTTTCTTTTTAGAAGAATATGGAGATTTTGGTGTAACATTTTGTTCAATGTTTTGGTCAATCTTTTCAAGACCTTTATATCCTAAAGGTTCTTCTTTAGAAGTTTCTACTTCTTGATACATCAAACCAAGATTTTTTTTTCTTAATTCTTCTTCAGTTAGTTCCTCTTCAGTTGAAGGAGAACGAGTTAATTCATCATAAGCTTGTAATATTCTAGACATTTTCTTTTAAGAATTTAGCAAATCGTTTAGCTCTATTATCTGTTTGTTCATACCATAAAGAATTTACTGCTTCATCATGAGCATCTTGTCCATCTCCTCTTTCAATAGCATCAAACATTTTAACAAATTTTAATCCCCCTTTTTCTCCTAATTGAAAAAAGAAAGATGTAAACATTGGTAAAGCTTCAGGATTATTTAATAATTCAGGATTTTTTTCATTTAAAACTCTTCTAGCTGTATCTATAGCAATTTTTCTATCTGAATTATACCATTCTTGAATTATTTCTGTAGGAACATAATCACCTTTTTTGTATTGATTTAATTCTTCTCCTATTAATTTATGCCCAATACCACTAGTTAAGTTTCCTTCAGTATCAGAATAAACTTTTGTTTTATATCCTTCATCAGCTAATAATTTTACATCTATTAAATTATTAGATTGTTTAATTTGCATTTCAAATAATTTTTCTTTTTCTTTTTCTAAAACTTTAGGTTCTGTAGATGTATTTGATTTTAAATTATTTACTTTTTCTATTTGATTATTTAATTTTTTAGTTGAACTGCCCTGTACGTCTTTACCAAAAGCTCCTATAACTTGTTGTGCTATAGCTCCGGGTTTATTTATAGGACTAAGTAATCCTCTTGCAACACCTTCTTTTATTCTTTGCATTCTTGTAGGTATACGAGATTCTACATATTCTTCAAAATTATATCCATCAGGATGTGGCACATTTTCAAATAAATTTTCTTGTAGTATTAATTTTTGACTATCTTTAATTCTAGATTTTTGTATGTTATTAAAATGTAAATCAAAAACTTCTCTTTGTCCTTCAGGATTTAAAGAATCCCAATTATCATCTACACTAAACTCATTACTATTGCTTTCTTTAGGAGTCATAATTCCATCACCTAGTAATGCAGGAATTTCTCCACTGAATCTATCATAAGAATATTTACTTACAATTTTTTCTTCCATAATACCGTTAAAGTCGTACGTTTCTCGAGCTATAACTCCAGAACTTTTTAATCCTTCTCTAGATACAATAGCTGTAGCAAAGTTTAATCTATAAGTATCGTCTCTCATATTACTTCTAAATGTTTTAACTTTAGATTCAGTAACGTCTACTCCTATTTCTTTTAAACTAGACACATAAATATTTTCTGCTAAATCCGTATCTTCGTTTAATAGTAAAGCAGTTCCTGCAATATCATTTACCATTTCTTGTCTTTCAGATTCTGTTAAGTCATCAAGATATCTAGCATACATTGTTCCTCTATTTCTAGCCATCATTCTACCAGTAGTTGTTCCAATAGCTATATTCATAAAGTCATCATTTTTAGCAATACTTCTATCTTTCATTCTAGTAGCAAAACTATTTAAGTTGCCATCAGCTTGAATAACTAATCCTTCATTTATAGGGTCTCTAACTTCTACACTAAATCTTCTTGTATCTTTTCTAAAATCAGCAAATGATTTATCTACTGAAGTTATTAATGTAGTTCTTAAATTTAAATTAGCTAATGAATCATCAAACTCGTTTCCATATAAATCTTGTTTATCTATATCTTTAAATTGATTTAACTCCCCTTGTTTTTGTTGTCTTAATCCTATTTTACTAAAAATATTTTTAACACTATCTACAATTCCAATATTACGATATTTTTCTTTTAGTCCGTCATAATAAATTCTTTCTGCTTTAGATAATTCAAATTCACTTAAGCCCATTCCTTTTTTAATTGCTTCTACTCTATCAGGCTGCCCTAATAACTCACCTAATTCAGCTTCATATTTTTTATATTTATTATCTTTTAAATAATCAGTTACTGTATTTTTTAAAGCATTATCAAAGGTTTGTCTATAATAAACTCCATCATTTTTAAAAGCTTGAAAGTCATAAGGACTTGAAGCTTCTATTACAGCATCAATTGGTTTTCTTAGTTTAGCTTCTAATGCTCCTTTATACTCACTATCCATGAATAAATCTACTCTTTCTTCAAGAGGTTTATCTTCATGCCATGTTTCAGGCATTATAGATAATACATTAGATATTGTATTTATTTCTTTAGCTTGTGAAGCATTATTAGATTGTTGAAATATTTTTCTAGCTTCTAATTCTTTTTCTCTTTTATTATAAGCACTTTTAAATATAGCTTGACCAGCCATAAGAACACCCATAGCTTGTTGAAACTTTCTATTTTTTTTATCTTCTTTAGCTTGTGCTGCTGCTATGTCTGATTGTCTTTGTAATAAAGAACCTCCAAGTTCTTCAATACTCATATCTCCATAGTTACTGATTAAATTTCCTATATCATTATCAGCCATATTAAACTCCTGTTTTACCTAATAAACTTTCTTGAGATTGTAGTTCAGGTTTAGGTTTTTGTAAAATACTTTGTTGTACTTTTTCTACATCTAAATTCTTTAATTGTTGTTCTATATCAGGTCCAACTGAAACAGCTTGTGGTCTTAATACTCTAGCATCTTTAAATCTTCCACCTTCTTTCATTAA